ACAATGGCAAAATTTATAAAATTTCCGTGTACTAATACAGCAGTGGTAGCACCGTTATCACCTATAAACAATATATTAGTAAACGTTGAAGACATCACTACAGTAACAGCAACAGGCGCCACAGGCGGTGGTGTTGCAAAAACTGTAGTTATCGGTTTAACTGGTAGAGCTGCTCAAGCTGCTGCTGCTGGAGGTGCTGGTGGTACAAGATTAACATTATCAGTAAGTACAAGCACTGCACTTCCATTAGTTAATCCAACACTTATTACTGGTCAACAAAATCCATTAGTTGCAGCTGTAAGAGGAGCAATGACTGCTAATCCAGGAGGCGTTGTAACTACATGCTCACCAGGATTTGATGACATTGCAACCGTAGCAAATCCAAATGGAATTAGAATGTACTGGGCTACAGCTACTTATGCATAAAAGTACTGGTTTTGGCGATAGTGTAGAAAAATTTACTACTAAAACTGGAATCAAGAATATAGTTGAACACATATCACAGGGTTTAAATATACCCTGTGGTTGTGAGCAACGTAAAAACACATTAAACGAAATGTTTCTTTATAAAAAATAATATGGCATTTAAATTAAATAATCCTCCATATAGAAAATTTGTAACATCGGTTCATGAAATGGATTTAGATGATGGTATTTTAGGTAAGGCGGATAAAAATGGAAATATATTAATAAATAAAAAAATAAAAGATCCAAAACAAAGAAATGAAGTTATTGATCATGAAGATACACATATACAACAAATGAAAGATGGTATATTAGATTATGATGACGATAATGTATATTACAAAGGTAAAACATATCCTCGTTCAGAAATGAAAGAAGGTAGTCCAGCTTTAGCTTGGGAACAAACAGCATATAAAAAAGAAAATATTAAAAACACATAAAATGGGATATGGAAGTAAAGAAGTAGCAGGCGGAGCACCTGGATTGTTAAGACACATGAAAGGAAATTTTAACAATATGGTTATAAAACACGATGAACAAAGTTTAGGTCGTGGTGGTCATTTAGGTAATAAAAACTCCGAAGGTTAAATATAAATGTTTAAATTTTTACTTGGTCTTTTAGGTAAAGGTAGTGGAGGTAAATCTGTTGCTGGTAACTTGGCTTGGGATATAAGAGAAGCCATAAAAGGTAAAGAATTAGACCCTGAAAAATTAATAGAATTACAAACAAAAATCAATGCGGTTGAAGCTCAGCATCGCACATTATTCGTTGCTGGATGGAGACCATTTATTGGTTGGATATGTGGAGTAGCATTAGCCTATAATTTTGTCATAAGAGACTTGTTTATATGGATAACAAAAACTACCGAAGCTCCACCCGCTTTACAAATGGATCATTTGATGACCGTTCTGTTAGGTATGTTAGGTTTAGGTGGTTTAAGAACTTACGAAAAAATAAAAGGAAAAGATAAATAAAAAAATATGTTTAGACAAGGAACAAGTACTATGTACACTAATGCAGTAGATGTATTATTATCAGCTACATTAAGATCTCCCGAAAGTGCTGCTGGTTTAATTGCATCTTCAGGATCTACGTTAGCTAATCTACCTGCAAGTCAAGAAAGAATAGTATATGCCTCAGGTGGAACTTTTTTAGGTTCAGCTCAGGTAAGTACAAGAGGACCAGGCACTGGTGCACAAAACGATAGAACAGGAGCTTCTTATAAAATTAGAATAGATAATGCAGGTGCTGTAGACAGAATACAGGTTGTACAAACAAGACCTAATGGGACTTTAAATAATGCTGCTGTTACTGCACCAATAAATCCAGGAGCAGGACCTAATATAGGCGTTGTTGGTCAAACAATAATATTTGATGCTACTGCTATGTCAAATGCTTTTGGTATTCAAGCCCCGGTTATAACAGGTGCTTTAACAATAACATTACTAGCCGGAGATTTACAACGTCCATTTAGTGGAGGTACTGGCGCTGCTGTAGATGGTATATATGAGGCTGAACCTAATTCAGGTGGAGGTTTTGGTATATATGCTGCGTCTCAAGGTAATATAAAAGTAGAATTAATTAGCGCACCACCTAATCAAACAGTAACAATAGTAGGTATACCAGTTGGAACAGTTCTTGATGGATTATATAGAAAAATACATACAACTGATGCCGCAACAACAGTCACGGGAATACTAGCCCTTTACTAGTAAAAATTAAATCAAATTAAATTAAATGAAAAAAGTAAAAACAAAAGTCGAAGAGGCTAAAGTTCAAGTTACAGAAGAACAATTAAAAACTATAAAAGGCCAACAAGAAGAATTAAGTGGCTTGTTAAGAGATATAGGATATCTTGAAACACAAAAACATGCTTTAAATCATAAATATGCTAATGTAGTTAAAGATATGGAAGACTTTAAAGTTGAGTTAGAAAAAGAATATGGTGCTGTTAACATTAGTTTAGAAGATGGTATTTGTACTCCTTTAGAAGAAAAAAGTGAGTAGTAAGGTTATAAGAAAAATCAGCATTGGTTCTGATTATAAAAATGATGCCATGCACTACGCTATAGGACAGCAAGTGTATGGTGGTCATACAATCTCTCATATACTATATGATGAAGAAGAAGCATCTTATAATATTTTTATTAAAAAAGAAGATGAGGTATTACCATGGAAAAAATTTAATTCCAATATGGCTATATCGGTCGAATATGATCTAGAATACTAATGAACAGCATTTACCAATTTATAATACAACCTGTTGGTGAAAGATATAATAATAAAATAAATGTTGATGATAAAGAATTAATAATTAATTCTAGTATTTCGGATCATAAATTTATTAATAGAACTGCTAAAGTTGTTAGTATTCCGCTAGGAATAAAAACTTATATTAAAAAAGGAGACATAGTTATAGTACATCACAATATATTTAGAAGATACTATGATATGAAAGGTACATCAGTAAATAGTTCTAAGTTTTTTAAAGATGATTTATATTTTGCAATGCCTTCTCAAGTATATTTATATAAAAGAAAAGATCAATGGAAAACAAATGAAAATTTTTGTTTTGTAAAACCACTTTATGAAAAAGATAACTTTAAGGGTAAGAAATTAAAAAAGAACATTGGTATATTGAAATATAGTAATAGTTCATTAGAAGTGCTAGAAATAACAAAAGGAGACGTAGTAGGGTTTAAACCTAAGCGAGAGTTTGAGTTTGTTGTTGATGATCAACTTTTATATTGTATGGAATCAAATGATATTGTAATTAAATATGAATGCAAAGAAAACGAAATTAAATATAATCCAAGTTGGGCAAAAAATAAATAAAGAGTCTATAGAGGATTTTAATTATTTAATTAAATCTTTAAATTTAAATCTTAATAAATTAAATACCTGGGCAAATAGTGTTGAATATGAAAAAATAGCCGGTATAGTTATAGATGATAAAAATAAAAACTATATATTAAGTAAATCAAGTATTCATGGTAAAGGAATTTTTGCTAATAAAAACATAAATAAAGGAGATATTATAGGTTATGCTTATAAAGATAAAATAAGAAGTTTTTTAGCTAAATACACCAACCATAGCCATTTGTATAATGCAAAGTTTTTAGATAATAAAAACAAAGAAAAAACTATCATGATTGCTTTTAAAAACATTAAAAAAAACGAAGAAATCTTAGTTGATTATAGAAATCAAGTTTTTAATAGAGAATTTTATAAATAAATTTAATTAAATGGAATCAAAATTAATAAAATCTAAAATAATAAAAGCAGGGCGAATTGCAGTTGAAGAATTAATTAAAGTTGCAAAAGAAAAAATTGTAGATTCAGAAGAAGATATTTCTGCTGATAGATTAAAAAACGCAGCTGCTACAAAAAAATTAGCTATATTTGATGCTTTTGAAATATTAACACGTATAGAAGAAGAAGAGAGTATGCTGAAAGAAAGTTCAAAAAAAGATAAAGGCGCAAACTTTAAAGGTTTTGCAGAAGGTAGATCTAAATAATGTATCAACAAACTCTATATAAAATTTTACCAAACCATATTAAATCTAAAGTACTTAAAAGAAATAATAGATATAAAAAATGGAAAACTGGCTATAATGAAGAATATGATGTTATTGTTATTAGTAAAACTGGTCAAGTTGGTGAAGTATATGAAATACAAGGTCTCAAAGTGGCACTTCCGTTAGAAGAAAAGCCATATAAAAGATCAGGAAAAAAAGATGAACAATATTGGGAATCTCATAGTTATCCATCAGAATTATCAAAAATTAAAACAGTTTTTGATTGGAATAATTATCCTTCCCTTTTTAAAGATAAATGGTATGATTACATTGATGAAGAGTTTAAAAGACGCGATGAAGGGTTTTGGTTCTATAACAAAGGTATTCCTAGTTATATTACTGGTTCTCATTACATGTACTTGCAATGGACCAAGATTGATGTTGGGCAACCAGATTTTAGGGAATCAAACAGAATCTTTTATATTTTCTGGGAGGCATGTAAGTTGGACACCAGATCTTACGGATTGTGTTACCTTAAGAACAGACGTTCTGGATTTTCATTCATGGCATCTTCAGAACTTGTACACCAAGCAACCATTTCTTCGGATTCCAGATATGGGATATTATCGAAGACTGGAGCTGATGCAAAGAAGATGTTTACCGACAAGGTTGTACCCATATCAGTCAATTACCCCTTTTTCTTCAAACCGATCCAGGATGGTATGGACCGTCCCAAGACCGAACTCGCATATAGAATCCCTGCCTCGAAACTTACACGGCGTAAACTTGATCAGAACGAACGTCCCGAGGACCTTGTCGGGCTGGACACCACGATCGACTGGAAGAACACCGGGGACAACTCGTATGACGGTGAGAAGCTTAAGATCCTTGCCCACGACGAATCCGGGAAATGGGAGCGTCCAGACAACATCCTCAATAACTGGCGTGTCACGAAAACAACGTTAAGATTAGGTAGTAGAATAATTGGTAGATGTATGATGGGTTCAACATCAAACGCGTTAGACAAAGGAGGTTCTAATTTTAAAAAACTATATGATTCATCAAACGTCACAAATAGAAACCGTAATGGTCAGACTAACTCAGGACTATATAGTTTGTTCATACCTATGGAATGGAATTACGAAGGATACATCGATATGCATGGATTTCCTGTATTCGACACTCCAAAAAAACCCGTCCCCGGCATTGATGGATCCAAGATTCAGATCGGAGTTATCTCGCATTGGGAAAACGAAGTTGATGGTTTAAAAGATGATCAAGATAGTTTAAACGAATTTTATCGCCAGTTTCCACGAACAGAAAAACACGCTTTTAGAGACGAAGCAAAACAATCTTTATTTAATCTAACTAAAATATACGAACAAATAGATTATAATGAAGATTTAAAAAATACAAATATCTTAACACAAGGTAGCTTTCAATGGGAAAGAGGAGTTAAAGATACAAGAGTTATATTTTATCCTAATAAAAACGGAAGATTTTTAATATCATGGATCCCACCTTCACAATTACAAAATAAATATATAATTAAAAATGGTATAAAATACCCAGGTAATGACCATACTGGTGCATTTGGCTGTGATTCTTATGATATATCAGGAACAGTAGATGGTAGAGGCTCAAATGGATCTCTTCACGGTTTAACTAAATTTTCAATGGAGGATGTTCCTGCTAATAGTTTTTTTTTAGAATATATAGCAAGACCCCAAACTTCTGATATATTTTTTGAAGAAGTATTAATGGCTTTAGTTTTTTATGGGATGCCAATATTAGCTGAAAACAATAAGCCAAGATTGTTATATTACTTAAAAAGACGAGGATACAGGGGATATTCTATAAATAGACCAGATAAAACATATAATAAATTATCTGTTACAGAGAGAGAGATAGGTGGAATACCAAACAGTAGTGAAGATATAAAGCAAGCTCACGCAGCGGCTATAGAAGATTATATAGAAAATTTTGTTGGTCAAGTAAATGAAGGATACGGAGATCTGTATTTTCAAAGAACATTAGAAGATTGGGCTAAGTTTAATATAAATAACAGAACAAAACACGATGCATCTATTAGTTCAGGGTTAGCAATAATGGCATGTAATAAAAATAGGTATGCACCATATGCTGAAAGAATAATATCAAAAGTCCCAGTTGGTATTAAAAGATATGACAACAAAGGGTACAATTCAAAAATAATGAAAATAAATGGTTAACATTAACTATAACAGCACTTTTCCAAATCAGGTGGTACCTGAAGAAGAGAAAAAAACCTACAAGTATGGTTTAGCCGTTGCGCAAGCTATAGAACACGAGTGGTTTAGAAACAATAGTGGACAAAATAGATTTATTGATAATTTTCAAAATTTTAATAGATTAAGATTATACGCAAGAGGTGAACAACCAATACAAAAATACAAAGATGAATTATCTATAAATGGAGATTTATCTTATTTGAATTTAGACTGGAAGCCAGTACCTGTTTTAGCTAAGTTTGTAGACATAGTAGTGAATGGTATGACTGAAAAAGGTTATGAGATAAAAACATTTGCTCAAGATCCTTTTGCTTTAAAACAAAAAACTCAGTTTGCTCAAAATGCTATAAGAGATATAGAAAATAAAGCGGCTATAGATTCTTTACAATCTAAATTAGGTCCTAATGCTAATCTGTATGCATCAGCAAACCCAGAAAGTTTACCTGGAACAACAGAAGAATTAGATTTATACTTACAATTAAATTTTAAACAAGCTGTTGAAATAGCTGAAGAAGAAGTTTTAGAAAATATATTACAATACAATAAATTTGATGAAACTAAAAAAAGATTAGCTCAAGATTTAACAATACTAGGTATAAGTTGTGTTAAAACAAATTTTAATTTATCAGAAGGAGTTACAATTGATTATGTTAATCCAGCAAATATTGTTTATTCATACACTGATGATCCTAATTTTGAAGATATATATTATGTAGGAGAAGTTAAAAGCATGACTTTATCTGAAGTTAAAAGACAATTTCCTAGTTTAACAGATCAACAATTAGAAAAAATACAAAAATATCCTGGTAGAAGTTCATATTCAAGTAATTTTTGGGGTCAACAAACTCAAGATCAAGTACAAATTTTGTTTTTTGAATATAAAACGTATCACGATCAAGTATTTAAAATAAAACAAACTGAGCAAGGTTTAGAAAAAACTTTAGAAAAACCAGATACTTTTAATCCACCACCTAATGATAATTTTGAAAGAATATCAAGATCTATAGAGGTTTTATATTCTGGAGCTAAGGTTTTAGGTATGGGTAGTGAAATTTTAGAATGGAAGTTATGTGAAAATATGACTAGACCTTTTGCTGATACTACTAAGGTTAATATGAATTATGTAATTTCTGCACCTAGAATGTATCAAGGAAGAATAGATTCATTAGTAAGTAGAATAACTGGTTTTGCTGATATGATTCAAATTACTCATTTAAAATTACAACAAGTATTATCTCGTATTGTTCCAGATGGTGTTTATTTAGATGTTGATGGTTTAGCTGAAGTAGACTTAGGTAATGGAACAAACTATAATCCTCAGGAAGCATTAAACATGTATTTTCAAACTGGTAGTATAGTTGGTAGATCATTAACACAAGATGGGGATCCTAACAGGGGTAAAGTACCAATACAGGAACTACAAAGTTCTAATGGTATGTCTAAGATTCAATCAATGATACAAACTTATCAATATTATTTACAAATGATAAGAGATGTTACTGGTCTTAATGAAGCTAGAGATGGAAGTTCACCAGATAAAAATGCGCTAGTAGGTTTACAAAAAATGGCTGCAGCTAATTCTAATACAGCAACTAGACACATATTGCAATCATTAATGTATTCTACGGTTAGAACTTGTGAAAATATAAGTTTAAGAGTAGCTGATATGTTACAATTTCCAACAACTAAAGCATCGCTAATAGGTAGTATAAATGGATTTAATGTTGCTACATTGGGCGAAATAGAAAAACTTGCTCTTCATGATTTTGGTATATTTTTAGAATTAGAACCTGACGAAGAAGAAAAAGCACAATTAGAACAAAGTATACAAATAGCTCTTCAGCAAAAAACAATTGGGTTAGAAGATGCAATTGATTTAAGAGAAATTAAAAACCTTAAGCTTGCTAATCAAATGCTTAAGCTTAGACAAAAGAAAAAAGAAGAAAAAGAAAGAGCTCAACAATTAGAAAATATACAAGCTCAAGCTCAGGCTAATTCTCAATCAGCTGAAAAAGCAGCTATGGCTGAAGTTCAAAAAAATCAAGCATTAGCAGAAACAGAAGTTCAAATAGAGCAAGCTAAATCTCAGTTTGAAATCCAAAGAATGGAACAAGAGGTTATGAATAAAAAACAATTGATGGCTGAAGAATTTAGTTATCAAATGCAATTAGCTCAAATGGAACAACAAGGCCAAAGACAAAAAGAACAATCAGTAGAAGATCGTAAAGACAATAGAGTGCAAATACAAGGTACACAACAAAGTGAACTTATAGACCAACGACAAAACAATTTATTACCTAAAAATTTTGAATCAAGTAATGATAGTTTAGATGGTTTTGGATTAGAGCAATTTAATCCTAGTTAATTATTATTAATTTTATATTATATTATGTCAAATCAAGAAACACAAATAAAAGAAAAAGAAGATATTAAAGTAGAAACTAAAAATACTACACCTACTAAAGCAGAAGGTGAGTTTAAAATTAAGTCTGCTAAAAAGATGAAAAATCTTGGAGAAAAATCAACTCCTAAAATAATAAAAGTAGATTTAACAAAAACAAAAGAAGATGCCGTTCAAAAACAAGAAACAAATGCAGGCGATGTGCATGTCCAAGAACAAGAAAACAAAAGCAGTGTGCAAGAGGTGGTTGAAGAGATACGGACCACCACTAAAGATGATGCTGAACAGCAAGAGATAGATTCTCCTTTACAAGAAATAACTGATGAAGAAAGTAACATTGACGAGAACGGAGTGGCAGGAAGCAATGAAATTACCAACACCGTATCAGAACAAAAAGAAATACCACAGGAAGTTGAAGCACAAAAACTACCTGAAAATATAGAAAAATTAATTAAATTCATGAAAGACACCGGTGGTGATGTAAACGATTATGCACGTTTAAACGCTGACTATACAAATATAGACAGTGAGTCTTTATTACATGAATATTACAAAACAGCTAGACCACATCTTAATGCAGAAGAAAGAGGATTTATAATTGAAGACTCTTTCCATTTTGATGAGGAATTAGATGAGGCAAGAGATATTCGTAAGAAAAAACTTGCCTATAAAGAAGAAGTTGCAAAAGCTAAAAACTATTTAGAGGGATTGAAAACAAAATATTACGACGAAATCAAGTTGAGACCCGGCGTAACTCAAGACCAACAAAAAGCTACAGATTTTTTCAACCGATTTAACGAGGAAAAAAAAGCAGGTGATGCTAGGCACGTGGAGTTTATAGCCAAAACTAAGTCTCTTCTCAACGATAATTTCAAAGGTTTTGATTTTAAAATAGGAGACAAGAAATTTAGATATGGTGTTAAAGATCCTTCAAGTGTTGCTAATAATCAAGGTGATATTTCTAATTTCATTAAGACGTTCTTAAATGATAAAGGAGAGATAGGAGATCACAAAGGTTATCACAAAGCGTTATATGCGGCCAAAAATGCTGATACAATAGCCCAACATTTTTATGATCAAGGTAAAACTGACTCAATAAAAGATCAGTTAGCTAAGTCTAAAAATATAAATACTCAACCTAGGAAAACATCTGAAGGTAATGTATTTATTCAAGGTTTAAAAGTAAAAGCAATTAGTGGACTTGATTCTTCACAATTAAAAATCAAAAAAAAGAAATTTAACTAAAAAAAATTAAAAAATGAGTTTAATACCACAATTTGGTTCGATAGTACCTGCTCAAAATCAGCAGTTATTAGCCGCGAACTATTTGGCATTTGATGGTGCAGCTGGAGGAAACTTCGCGCAACAATACTTGCCAGAATTATACGAACAAGAAGTAGAGCGTTATGGAAACAGAACGTTATCTGGATTCTTAAGAATGGTAGGCGCTGAAATGCCTATGACATCCGATCAAGTTATTTGGTCAGAACAAAACAGATTACACATAGCATATAATAACTGTGTTAGTAATCAAGGTGCTGCTAACCCAACTATTACAATTCCACTTCCTACTGCTCCTGGAGTTACAAGAAATGTAATAAGCCCGGGTCAAACAATAGTAGTAATGGATAATGCAGGTAACGAAGCAAAATGTTATGTATCTGCAAGTAACACTGGTACAGGCGTTTTAACAGTACAACCTTATTTAACTGCAGGTCTTCCAGCAGCTACAATGGGCGCAACTGTTAAGATATTTGTATACGGTTCGGAATTTACTAAAGGTGCTGCTACTGCAAATGCAGGTGCTGGAGCTTTAGCAAATAATAATGCGTTACAACCACAAGTAACTATCACTCCTACTTTTACACAATTCTCTAACTCTCCTATCATTATAAGAAACGTTTATACAATAAATGGATCTGATATGGCACAAATAGGTTGGGTTGAAGTTGCTACAGAAGATGGAACAACTGGATACTTATGGTATTTAAAAGCTGAATCTGAAACAAGATTACGTTTTGAAGATTACTTAGAAATGGTATGTGTTGAAGGTGAACAAACTGCCGCGGCATCTGGAGTTGCTGGTTTAGCAGCTGGTCTTGGGGGTACTCAAGGTTTATTCTCTGCAATTTCTGCTAGAGGTAACGTTGAAATTGGATTCGCTGGCGCAGCTGGTTTAGACGACTTTGATGAAATACTTAAGAATTTAGATACTCAAGGGGCTATTGAAGAAAATATGCTTTTCTTAAATAGATCAACTTCTTTAGAATTCGATAATATGCTTTCGCAAGTATCTATGGGTTCTGCTGGAGGTACTGCTTATGGGTTATTTGAAAATTCTGAAGAAATGGCATTGAATCTAGGATTCAGTGGTTTCCGTAGAGGATCTTATGATTTCTATAAGACTGACTGGAAATACCTAAATGATGCATCAACTCGTGGAGCTCAAACAGGACCATCTTCTATTGAAGGTGTTTTAATACCTGCTGGAACTTCTACAGTTTATGACCAAATTCTAGGAACAAACATCAGACGACCATTCTTACACGTTAGATATAGAGCTTCTCAAACAGAAGACAGACGTATGAAGTCTTGGTTAACTGGTTCTGCTGGTGGTGCGTATACTTCAAATCTTGATGCTATGGAAGTTAACTTCCTATCTGAAAGATGTTTAGTAACACAAGCTGCTAACAACTTTGTTTTATTCCAAGGAGTTTAATATCAATGTAAAGACAAGGGTGTCGTTTGGCACCCTTACTTTACTATTTTAACTATTTAATTATATTATATTATGAAAACAAAAACAATATCTCAACCAGAAAGTTGGGAAATAAAAGATAGAACATATTTAGTAAAAGGTATTAATCAACCTTTAACTTTAAAAATACCATCAAGACACACAACTAAACATTCTTTATTGTGGTTTGATGAAAAACTAAATGAGCAAAGAGAAATTAGATATGCTACAAACCAAAATTCTCCATTTAAAGATGAACAAAAAGGTGAAGCTACTCTTGGTCATATAATATTTAAAGATGGTTCTTTAACAGTAAAAAAGAAAGAACAAGCTTTACAAAAAATATTATCATTATACCATCCTTTAAAAGGTAACAAGTATAATGAACTAAATGTTATAGAAGATGCTAAAGATGAATTAGTAGATTTAGAATTAGAAATAGATGCTTTAAACATAGCTAGAGGTTTAGATGTTGATGAAGCAGAGGCAATACTAAGAGTTGAAATGGGATCTAAAGTATCAGAGATGAGTTCTAAGGAAATCAAAAGAGATTTACTTATGTTTGCTAAAGATAATGCAGAATTGTTTTTAAACTTAGCTAAAGATGATAATGTTCAATTAAGGAATTTTGCTATAAAAGCAACAGAAGCTGGAATTATTAAATTAGCTTCAGATCAAAAAACATTCCAATGGGCCACAAATGGTAAAAAGTTAATGACTGTACCTTTTGATGAACATCCATATGCTGCTATGGCTTCTTTCTTTAAAACAGATGAAGGTTTAGATGTTTATAAATCAATAGAGAAAAAACTTTCTTAATGTGTAATACTAATAAGGGAGGTGTAATGCCTCCTTTATTATAATAAAAATAACAAATGGCTATATCCGTAAATACCGTATATCAAACGGTTTTATTAATATTAAACAAAGAACAAAGAGGTTATATAACCCCTGAAGAGTTTAATAAAATTAGTAATCAAGTACAACTTGAAATATTTGAAAAGTATTTTGAAGATATTAATCAGCAAATAAGAGTACCGCAGACCGATACAGATTATGCTGATAGGGTTGTTAATCTTGATGAAAAAATAGCTATATTTAAAACATCTGGTGATGCTTCTATAGCAACACTAGCTGATGGTATAACAAATTATTGGGTTCTTCCCGCCGTAGATGTATTTGGAAATGATGTTCAATTAAGTTCTACCACGCCTTTTTATAGACTAGGTACTGTATTATATAATAATGAGATAGAAGTAGAAAGAATAGATCGTTCTGATTTTTATCATGTAGATCGTTCTTTACTTACAAAACCTACAAAAACTTATCCAGTTTATTTATATGAAAATCATAAATTATTTGTAAAACCTAATTCTATAAACACTCAAGGGGAAATACAAGTTGATTTTATAAGAAAACCTATATCACCAATTTGGGCTTTTAATGTAGGTTCTTTAGGTCAATATATATTTAATTCAGATGTAAGATCTACTACCGTACCCAATGGTTATGTTGATTTTGAACTTCACGAGTCTGAACAAACTAGTTTAATAATAGAAATATTAATGTATGCCGGTATAATAATAAGAGATCCTCAAATAATACAAGCAGCAGCTCAGGAATCGGCTGCAAATGAACAAAACACAAAAAGTTAACAAACTATGGCAACACCTAATGGAGGTTTAATAACCGAAACTAATGCTCAGTATTTTACCGGTACACAGGTAATAATAGCAGCTAATTATGATCTTAATGGTGCTTCGATAGCTCAAACTGTTTTCAAAACTACCTTTAATACAACACTTACTTTTGGTTCTAATGACCCCACAAATCCTCTTTATAATAATAATAATTTTAGATTATACACTAGTGTAACTGGTGGTAATGGCACTTTTACAGAGTATATACAAACTTATACTGTTTTAAATGATATTATTACTTTAGCCGCAGGTATAGCTGCTGGTTCTTTTGTTGTTATACAATTGCTTAGTGAAAGTGGTGGAGAGTTTGGAAACAAAGATGCTTTTGGTACTATAGTTGAAGAAAATTATGCTAACTATCAATACATAAAAATAAAAGACGTTGTTAATAATTTTATAGTAGCATATGTTGGTGCTGGTAAACTTATCTCAAGTGTAAAACGAACAGATTTAATGTTTCACGCAAAAAGAGCTTTACAAGAATTTAGTTACGATACGCTAAAAAGTATTCATTCTCAAGAACTTAACATACCGGCAAATCTAAGTGTACCATTGCCTCAAGATTACGTAAATTATGTAAATGTTTCATGGGTAGATGCTCAAGGGGTAAAACATATTATTTATCCTACCACATTAACTTCTAATCCTTACACAAAACCAATTCAAGATGCTCAAGGCATACCTACTCAAACAGATCAAGGAGAAAATATTACAGGTACATCTTTAACTGAAGCTCGCTGGGCCGCTAACAATCCTAATATAATTAATGAAATAAGAGATGATATAGTTGGAAGACTTATAGCGGATGGATTGTATGGATTTTATGGGCAATCTTTAGCTTATGGTCAAAGATATGGTATGCAACCAGAAATTTCTCAAATTAATGGTTGGTTTACTATAAATGACCGTGAAGGTAAAATGTCTTTTTCTAGTGATTTAAAAGATAAATTAATAATATTAGAATATATATCCGATGGTTTAGCTTATGATCAAGATATGCAAGTACCTAAGTTAGCAGAAGAAGCTATATATGCTTACATTATGCATGCTGTTTTAGCTAGTAGAATAAACCAGCCTGAATATATAATACAAAGATTACGTAGAGAAAAAAGTGCAAAATTAAGAAATGCTAAAATAAGATTATCTAACATTAAATCTAGTGAGTTTATTCAGATTATGAGAGGTAAATCTAAGTGGATTAAATCATAAATTAAATGGCAGAAGTTAAAAACTCTTTCATTAAGTCTAAAATGAATAAAGACCTAGATGCTAGGTTATTACCAAATGGTGAATATCGTGAAGGGCTTAATATACAAGTAAGTAGATCAGAAGGTGCCGACGTTGGAGCGTTAGAAAATGTTTTAGGCAATGAAGATATAATTGACTTTAAAACCATAAGTGGTTGTAATCCTATTACTGGTGGTGATTGTAATTTAAAAACAATAGGTATGTTTACTGATGAAGTAAACAATAATATTTATATATTTTTAACAGATTATACTGATTCAGGTTTTGAAACATTAATAACATACAATAATGCATCGCATAATTATATTTACATCTACAATATATTAAATGAAGAAGCTAACCTACTAGTAACTGGTTCTTTTTTAAACTTTTCCACAACTAATCCTATTTATAGTATAAACATATTAGAAGGAATATTGTTTTGGACTGATAACAGAAATCAACCAAGAAAAATAGATGTTAATAGAGCCTCTACAAACTCAACAGAACAATTATCTAATAATTACTATACAACTGAAGAGCAAATTTCAGTTGCCACCTACAATCCTTATCAAACTATAGATTTATATTTTAATAAATGGGGTGGTGGTACTGTTAAAACTACTGTTACAGCTGGTACTACAATAAGTTTTGTTGCAGATAGTTTGACTGGTATACCTGCCGTAGGATCAAGCGTTGCTAAGGCTGATAATACCGTTATAGGAACTATAGTATCTTTTGATTTTAATGCTAGTTCTATTGTTATAAGCACAGCAACCACTTTAGTGATTGGTGACATTTTAAGATTTTTTGTGGCTAATAATTTTGCAGCTAGTACCGCAACATATTATTCGAGTATGTACGATGCTACCAGCAAATTTGCTCCAGATGGTACAACTCCTAATCCTACTTTTCAAACGGCAGGACCTAATGCTATTGGTGAGACAGTAACTAACTATCCCGGTGATCCTGATTTCTTAGAAGATAAATTTGTACGTTTTAGTTATAGATTTAAATTTGACGGTGGTGAAAATTCTATATTTGCACCATTTACTCAACCTGCTTTTATACCTAAACAAGATGGTTATTTTTTAGAATCTACAACGCCTACGGGTAATACTAAAGATGAAAATTCAACATATAGAAGCACTATTGTTGCTTTTATGGAAAATCAAGTAAACAATATATTACTTCAAATTCCACTACCGTGCCCAGCTAATGAACTTTATGATAAATTTAAAATTATAGAAATTGAAGTTCTTTATAAAGAATCTGACGGTTTAGCTGTTCAATTACTAGATACAATAGCTAGAGATGGAATTGGAGGGTTTGAAAAGTTAGGTGGTACTGATAATATAGTTGTTTACAATTACCAAGGTGCTAAACCATATAGAACACTTCCCACCGCTGACTTAATAAGAGTATTTGACAAAGTGCCAGTTAGAGCTCATGGTCAAGAAATAATAGGTAATAGAGTTGTGTATAGTAATTTTCAAACACAACATACTCCACCTGAATCTTTAAATTATAATGTAGGTATATATGATAAAAATACTTTTTCATTAGCTAATACTGATAACTTAGCAATTCCAAGTTCTAGTATAGTAGAATATCCTATGCATACTGTTAAACAAAACAGAAATTATCAAGTTGGTGTTGTTTTATCTGATAAATTTGGTAGACAATCAACAGTATTACTTTCTTCAGCTGTTGTACAAAATTTTGAAGCTGGTGGTATTAATATTAATGCTTTTGGAGGATCTACTGTATATTTTCCTTATAGAAAAGACAAGGGCACTGGTAAAAATGATATGGATTCTTGGCCTGGTGATTCAATAAAAGTATTGTTTAATCAAGCCATAGGTACTACTGGTATTTATGCTGGTAATAATTCTAATTTTACTAATGGATGGCCTGGTATATATAATGGAGACACTACTAAAGCTGGTTATAATCCTTTAGGCTGGTATTCATATAAAATTGTTATTAAGCAACAAGAACAAGAATATTATAATGTTTATTTACCTGGTATATTAAATGGTTATCCTAATAATCCAGCTACCCCGCCAGATCCTCAAAACACTGTGGCTTTTATAACTTTGTTAGGTGATAACATAAATAAAGTTCCAAGAGATCTTACAGATGTAGGACCGGTGCAAGTACAGTTTAGAAGTTCAGTACCACTATTTGGTAGAGTAACTCCTCAACAAACTGCACCTGGAACCGTTCCAATATTTAATACACAATTTTATCCTACCATAGAGCCTGATGTTGTTAATACCATAGGTGCAGAAGATAATATATTAGGAACTAATGTTCAATACGATGACATTTATCAAACGGAAAGTAATCCAAACATGGGTAGGGTATCTCAATCCACGCCTACTAATGCCATAGGTTCTGGTCCTTTGGCTGCTGGTACTTATAATTTTTTATTAGGTGTATATGAAACAGCACCGGTAGATTCAAGATTAAATATATTTTGGGAAACATCTACGTCTGGACTTATATCTGATTTAAATTTAGCTATAGAAACAGGTGGTTCACCTGCTATAAAAGGTTTTACCACGGGCGCAGGTCTAGATACTACTTGGACATATAGTCAAAATGAAAGTATGCCATTAGGAACTGTGGTTGCCGCTGCTTTTTATCCATATCAACAATCATTAATAAATGGTCCTTTAACTGTGGTTAAAAATTCAAGAATTGATAATTGGTGGGTAGAAGATGGCTTAGGTGGAACTAGAACATCTGATTTTACTTTAACTACACAAGTAAATGGGGATACAAGTACATATAGTATTAGTACTAATAACACTTTTTATTATGGTAATGATGCGTCTACAAGAGAAAGTTATAAATTTTTCTTTGAAGTATTTGATGACACTAACCCTGGACCTCCTAATACTGTTCAAGTAAATGGTTTATTAGACAATTCTGTACCAGTCATAACAAATTGTCCTGTTACCATAAACCCAGGAGCGGGCGATATTGTTTTGTTTACTTATCAAGGAAATAATGGAAGTGTTGATACAGCGGGCAGAGTGTTAGATTTAACTTGGTCTATTGAAAGTCAATCATCAATAAACCCTGATAATCCAACCTTAACAATAGTACCTATAAGTGATGCGAATGGAGAAGCAAGAGCAGAACTAAGAGATGAAACAGCTAGTTTAAATGGTTCAGTTAATGTAACAATTAAACTTGAAGATGCAACTGGTTCTCCACAAAGTAAATCTATAACTTGTACTACTGGCGCAGATGGTAGTCAGGCATACCCAACTGTCCCTACTAATATTAACTGGTTTTCTGGTAATTTTAAAACTATAAACGAAGGTCCTGAATCTTCTGGTTTTTATTGGAGTAGCGTTATAGGTAATGAAGTTATATCAACACCTTTACCGGGTAATGCTTCTATTGGTTTTACTAGAGCACCAATAAGTGGACTTCCTGAACCATCTAATCCAATAGGTTTAAGTGGTATCAGTACAGCTACTAAAGCTGCAAACGGAAGTTGTGGTGCATCTAGTGGAAGTTCTATGTCAGGAGACTGGAACTTTCAAAACACAAATAGAAATGCATTGTCATTCAATGCTGGGTATACAAATCCTGCTGGTTTATCTACTGGAACTGCTTTTATAATGGTTGATTTTGAATTTACATTACCTTCAACTATAGCTCCACAAAGCGATAAACCTGCTTTAATATACCCTACGTATTTACAATATAGAAATCCTAATGGTGCCGGTTATCCTAATAACTGGACAGACGCAATTGATGTAGAAGGAAAAACTATAAAGTTTGGAGGTACTTCTATCAATAATTATGAAATATATGGAAATGGTATTAGAGAAGATTTTACAAATACTGGTGTTACAGATAAATCAACCTCAGCAACAGCTTTAACTGATAATACTTATCTTAACACAGATGCTATGGAGATTGAAACCACTGGTAGAGCAAATAGTGGAGATACTGCTCTTTCTGTACAAGCAAGAAGAATATTTGCTTTTGGTAAAGATCAAGCATATACAACTAGACCAGATTATTTTGGAGACTATAGATTAGTTGTTAGATATCCTTATGGTGATAATATACCTAATAGTTTATCTGCCGATAAAATAATACCAGTATTAACCTCTTCTAGTTGTCCTGGTAATATTAGTGAAGTTACGCCTTATAGAATTTACAACTTCGCACAACAAAGTCAAAAAGTTAAATTAACATACGGAGACTTTTTTAATCCTTTAATGGATGGAATTGGACCTCCAAGTGCTTTTGGTTACTTAATAAGTTCTGAAGGCAATACAGTTAAAGAAAATGCCAAATCATTATCTCCAATTGAAACTGTTTATGCTAGAGAATGGGCTTTTAGATATGTAACACAGTTTTACACTAATCCAGAAATGAGTATTAAATATACTAATACCACTGCTAATTCTTATTATTCTTATTGTTCTCAAAATGACAATGATTTGAATGGTAAATATGGTAATGAGAATTCTAACACTTCAAACTCTGTTACTAGCACAGACACTAGACCTCCAATAGGTAGTGTGTCTGATGAAAACAGAAGATGGGTTGCTCAATTTAATGGTGACGGACAAAAAATAGCAGCAACGTCAGAACCTATAATGTATGCACAAGGAAGTACAAACACACCACTACCTCCTACTGGTGCTGTTAAATTAAATACTTATGGAACAGGACCTTTCCCTAGCGTTGTTAATTATGTTTCTGATAATAAAGTAGTTATAGTTTGGACACAAAATCAACAAGCAGAATTTGCTAATATTGTAACCAAAAATCTTACCAATAATAGAGGTGGCTCTTCAGGACCAGTACCGTTTGTTGGAAGCTTTTTAAAGTTTTATGATCCTAACGCAGGTTCGGGTTATGCACAAGTTGCGGCAGTTGTTATAAATAACTCAGGTACTTCACTTGTAGGGTATGGGTCAGGTGGTGGTGGTCAACAACTAGTAACAATTACCAATGCACAACTTCTTTTAACCAACGGCGGTACAGGCCCTCTTGTATCGGGTAATTATTATTATGATTGGACTTAGTAATAATACAAATAAATAAGTAATAATAAATTATGGCAGCATTAATAGAAGTTAAGTATTTTAACAGTTTTATTTTACGCAAAACCCTTAATGATAATACAGGAGGAGAAGCCGTGTGGAATGGATCTAGAGGTAATAATACTTATCCTAAAACAGCTGTTGATAATGATAATAATTGGGCTGTAGAAGAAGCGCGAATAAGAGGCGGATATAATAATGTATCTACCGATTATGGTGCTAAAGCATATATAGTTGATGATAACCCTATTGCTTCTATTAGAAAAAACTCTTTAATATACTCTGGTATATTTAATTCAAGAACAAGCATAAATGATACTAATGTATTTTCAGTAGGTACAGATATAACAAGAAGTGTAGATCCTATAAACGGTTCAATTCAAAAATTATTTTCAGAAGATACAAATTTAATTATTTTTCAAGAGAAAAAAGTTAGTAATGCTTTAATAGATAAAGATGCTATATATACAGCTGAAGGTCAATCTTTAACAACATCAGGTACACAGGTTATAGGGCAAGTAAGAGCTTACGCGGGTAACTTTGGGATAAGTAGAAACCCAGAAAGTTTTGCAGTATATGGTACTAGAAAATATTTTACTGATAAAGACAGAAATGCAGTACTTAGATTATCACAAGATGGAATAACAGAAATATCTAATTACGGTATGATTGATTTCTTTAGAGATCAATTTGGTAGTTTAAATGGTGGAAAATTAATAGGTGGATGGGATATATATAATAAACAATATGTAGTTTCTATTCAACCTAAATCTGCAACTCTTCCATATAAAACATTATCATTTGACGAAATGGTGCAGGGTTGGACAAGTTTATATAGTTATAAACCAGCAACCATGCTTAGTTTAAAAAGTAAATTTTATAGTAGTGGTCCAACAACTAAAGAAGCTAATGATTCGGGTTCTTTATACCAACACTATGTAGCTACACAACCTAGATCTTATTTTTATGGAGGACAATATAGTTCTAGTGTAGAATTTGTGTTTAATCCTAAAGTTAGTATGTCTAAAGTATTTAAGACTATTAATTATGAAGGTAGTAATGGCTGGCAAGTTGATTCATTTGTTTCTGATTTTACAGGTATTAGTTATCCTAACACAGATTTTGATTTATATCAAACTGTTAATACTCAAGATAAAACAGGTGAAAAAACACCATCTGTATTAAGTTATAATGAAGGTACATATGACAGTTCTAATCCTTCGCAAGAGTTTGCAGATATAACTACAATACCTTTTACACAAAAAAATGTTGTTTTAGTACCACCTTTATTTCATGCAGGCTTTACTAGAAAAGAAAATAAATACATGGCAAACCTTGTTAATACAAGTGTTGCTGCGCCTGGTGAAATTATATTTGGAGATAAAATGACAGGTATAAAAGGTTATTTTGCTACAGTTAAAATATCAACAGACACTTTAACTGATCCAGGAGGAATGAAAGAACTTTTTGCAGCATCTTCAGATTATGTAGAATCTGCATATTAAATTAAATTAAATGGAATTAAAAGTTAGACAAATAAAGTCTAGTGACTGGGAAATGCTTGTTAATTGGTGGAAAGGTCACAAATGGGCTAAAATAAATAAAGATGCATTACCGGATAATGGTACTGGAGGTTTTATAGTAGAAGAAAATAATAAACCAGTTTTGGCAGGATTTTTATTCCAAACTAATTCTAAAGGATGTTGGTTAGAATTTATAATATCTGATCCTAAATATAAAAAAGATAGAAAAAAAATGATAGAAAAACTTATAAACACAGCTCAAAGCGCAGCTATTAAAATGGGTTATAAATACATGCTATTTATAGGTAAAAGTAATGGACTAAGAAAAGTGATGAAAGAACTAGGTTGGTTTGAAGATCCAACACCAACGTTTGAATTAATGAAAAAAATAAATTAATATGGGAGCAGTAACAGCGGGAGTTATGCTTGCTGGAGCCGCTGTAGGCGCTGTAGGTACTATCGCTAGTACCGCTATAGCAACTAGTGCGGCAGGTAAAGCAGAAAAAAGAGCTAGAAGAGACAAAGAAGGTTTAATGATTCAACTAGAAGGATTAGAA